GGACTCCCATGCGCTGTATGACCCGACAGACGATGATCTGTTGCCCATTCTGATGCCGGGGTCGAAACTCGACCCTGGTTTTGTGTTTTCCGAAGGCCACAACTTGCGGTTTCCAAAGTCCTCGGAAGGCGATTGCTTCTTCGTTGTGTGGCAACCCCACCTCGTGACGCAAGCCGCCCCTGAGGCTTTCTTTGCCGAGATGGATATTGGACTCGGAGGCTTTGAGGCAATCAATGTCTTTCCCAACCCTGCGGACCTGACGGAGTTTTACTCCGGCACCTGGGGCATTCAAGTCTCAGAAGGGAAGGCCGCCACGACACAGTCCGTGGCTGGCGGCGCTCTCAACGCCTTCAGGGTGAAGCGTGGGTCGACTGATGAAGAGCGGACTTTGCAGTTCTTCTTCACTTTAGGCTACGCTGGGATCAACTATGCAAACCTCTGGCTCTTCCGACTCCCTGGAGCTACAAAAGCCCAGCTTCCATTGTTGTCTCTCAGAAAACTCCTTGTTCGAATGAATAAGGCGCTCGCGAAACAGTTGAACGGGACGACCCCTCGTGGGGTGGGAATCGTTGCCCCCAGGAATCCACCGAACACCCCTTGTGGTGATGCGGTGGTGGTGTCTGGGTTCTACGACGTAGTACCGCCCGTTCGTGTTAAGCTGGAGCAGCCTAAGGACAAGCGGAATGAAAAACAAAAAGATGAAAAGAAAGGGGTGTAGACCCTTTCGATCCATTGTATAATAGATTCCTGTTGGAACCTTGTGTGTGTGTGTGGCATTTTTGAGGCCAGACTGAGTGTTGTCTGGTGATTCCCCCTTTGTGTTTGACTGTTTTAACCAGTGCGATGGTGTACATTTCTGCTCGACTTTACGGTTCGGGCAAAAATCGCGGACAGGAGATTCCATATGCTCCCGGAGAGAGGGCCGTTCCCTCCCACCCCCTAAAACCCCCATGATTATTGACCAATGGCTTTACCCTACTCCGTTTCTCGAGAGAGCAAGAAGATGAGCGAACTATTGGCCGAAGAGTATGATGACTCCAAGACTTCACGAACTGCCCCTGCCTCGGGTATTGATATCCGAGTCAAGGCGATGGCTCCTTTGCCGCTGATGC